TTTGTTAAGAAAGTTAATCACGCAGTTGCTTAATTTTTCTTACATAGGAGTGAGGAGGGTTGTTACCCTCCTTTTTTTATGCTATAATAGAGAAATGCAATTAATTAATGGGAAATACTATTCTTGCAATAGTGTTTGGCAATGGCAGAAGGGAGAAATTCCTGATGAGATATGTGACTATATTATTAATAATATAGATGATACTTTATATGAAAAAGGTACAACAGCAGATAATAATAAATTAAAGACAAGAAATGTAACTATACAATTCAATAATAGTAATTGGATAAATGCATTACTTTGTGGTTATATTAGGTATGCTAATTTTTCAAATTTTCATTATGATTTATCTGATGAAGATAAAGAAGCAGCACAGATTTCTAAGTATTTTAAAGGTGAATATTATGGAGAACATAGAGATTTTGGAAATGGTAGTCATTTCACAAGAAAGTTAAGTTTAACAGTTCAACTCTCTGATGAAGATAGTTATGAAGGAGGAGATCTTATATTCTATACAGGTTCTGATAGAGATCAAGCTCCTAGAGGTAGAGGAAGTGTTATTGTTTTTGATAGTAGAATATTTCATGAAGTAACTCCAATTACTAAAGGTGTAAGATATTCTTTGGTTAAATGGTATTATGGGGATGATCCATTGAAATAGTTTTAATTATGTGTTATAATAACAAGAATGGAATATTAAAATGGAGAAAGACAAATTAAAATTAATAGTTCGTAATTTAGAACTATTAGTAGATGCTCTTAAATCGGAAGTATATTCTGATGTGGATGCATATAAAAATTCTACTGCATTTGATACTCCAGTAGATTATGATGAACTTTACGATGATGACGATGGATACGCAGACTAGTAGAGCACGAAGAATGATCAAAATGCTTGAGAGATTAATTAAGAAAGATTATCTCTATACTGATGATGAATTGAAACTTATGAAATCTCAGTTAAGATTAGTTAAAGAAGAACTAAATGCTGTAGATGCAAAAAACTCAAAGGGATTTAAATGAACGTAAAATTTGTAAGTATTACACCTGATGCTGAGAAAACTATGGCATATATTGCCAGAGTATCTAACCCAAAAAATCAAGACAACGAAAAGTTTGCAGGACTTTTAAAGTATTGTATTAAACATAATCATTGGTCTGTATTTGAACAGTCCTCTATGACTTTGGAGATAGAAACTACGAGGGGATTAGCGGCCCAGATTTTAAGACACAGAAGCTTCACATATCAGGAGTTTTCGCAGAGATATGCTGATAGTAGTCTTTTAGGTAAGGATATTCCTCTACCAAAACTCCGCAAACAAGACGCAAAGAATCGTCAAAACTCTACGGATGATCTTGATCCCTTTATTGTTCAGGATTTTGAACTGAAGATGCAAAGACATTTTGTGGATGCAATGAAGATATATCAGGAGATGTTAGACCAAGGAGTTGCAAAGGAATGTGCAAGGTTTGTGCTTCCACTTGCAACACCAACACGACTGTATATGACTGGTTCGTGCCGTTCTTGGATTCACTACATTGATTTGAGATCTGCACACGGTACACAGAAAGAGCATATGGACATTGCAGAAGAATGTAGAAGGATATTTACCGAACAATTCCCTGCAGTATCAGAAGCCCTTGAATGGGTCTAAATAAATTTACACTACTTTATATTGAAATGGCAACATATCCTGTGGTTCACAAAGAAACTGGTGAACAGAAAGAAGTAAAAATGAGTGTGATGGATTGGTCTCAATGGTGTGAAGATAATCCAGATTGGAAGAGAGATTGGTCAGATCCATCTACAATGCCTGGCACTGGGGAAGTTGGTGAATGGAAAGATAAGTTAAGAAAGAAAGCACCTGGTTGGAATAGTATTCTGAAGAAAGCACAAAACGCAGCTCCAAGAAATCCTACTATTAAGCAAGTCTAATGCCTAGAAAAAAGAAGGCCAGTGGTGATCAACCAATTGGTATCGGTTTAACGACTAAGCAAATAAAAAGAAAGAAACCAATCAATACAAATTATCTTCTTGATATAGAACCAATTACAGATAATCAGAAAAGATTATTTGAATCTTATAAAGAAGGTAAGCATATTGTTGCATATGGTACTGCTGGTACAGGTAAAACCTTTATTACTCTTTATAATGCTTTAAATGAAGTCTTAGACGAGAAAACACCATATGAAAAAATTTACTTAGTTCGTTCTCTAGTATCAACTCGTGAAATTGGTTTTTTACCTGGTGATCATGAAGATAAAGCAGATATTTACCAGATTCCATATAAGAATATGGTAAAGTATATGTTTCAGATGCCTTCTGATGCAGACTTTGAAATGCTTTATGGTAATCTAAAGGCACAAGAAAGTATTAAATTCTGGAGTACTTCGTTTATTCGTGGTACTACATTAGATAATTCGATTGTAATTGTTGATGAATTTCAAAACCTTAATTTCCACGAATTAGATTCTATTATTACTCGTATTGGTGAAAATAGTAAGATAATATTCTGTGGTGATGCAAGTCAGACAGATTTAATTAAAACAAATGATCGTAATGGTATTGTAGACTTTATGAACGTCTTGCGTAAAATGCCATCTTTTGATATAATAGAGTTTGGTATAGATGACATAGTTCGTTCTGGACTTGTTAAAGAGTATATTATTGCAAAACTTGAAATGGGTTTTTAATGTTTAATCATGTTGATGTAGATCTTCCAAAGTTACAACGAGAAACCATTGATGGGGTTCGTTATTATTCCGTACCAGAAGAAGATGAATTATTAAAGTTAGTTTCGATTACTTCAGTTACTAGTCACTTTAACAAAGAGATTTTTGTTAATTGGAGAAAGAAAGTAGGTAATGAAAAAGCAGACAAGATCACGAAGGCAGCGACCAAACGTGGTACTGATATGCATACTCTTACAGAGCATTATCTAAAAAATGAGGATCTTCCTGAAGTTCCTCCCATATCAGATTTCTTATTTAAGATCTCGAAAGGTAAACTTAAACTTATAAATAATATTTACGCTTTAGAGGGTTCTCTCTATAGCAAAGAATTAGGTATTGCTGGAACTGTTGATTGTATTGCTGAATATGACGGTGATCTAGCGATAATAGACTTTAAGACTTCTAAAAAACCTAAACCACGAGAGTGGGTTGAACATTACTTTGTTCAATGTATGGCATACGGTTGTATGCTTTATGAGATAACAGGTATCTCTATTAAAAAACTTGTGATCATAATGGCCTGTGAAAATGGAGAATGTGTAGTCTATGAAGAAACCGACAAAGCAAAGTACATCAAACTTCTCAGCAAATATATTAGAAAATTTGTTAACGACAAACTGGAGCTCTATGGAACCGAAAAATGAATTAGAAAAGGCAATAGAGAGTAAGTTTCTCACTCCTCAAAAATTTGCTATGGAAATTGAAAAGATTGTAGCAGAAGGAGATTTTAACTACATTGATGCTATATGCTACTATTGCGAAAGTAATAATATTGAGGTAGAATCAGTATCGAAACTCATTTCAAAACCTTTGAAAGAGAGATTAAAATGGGACGCAACTCGTCTTAATTTTATGAAACCTACATCAAGGGCAAAACTACCTTTATAATGAATGAAAATTTTATTAGAACTTATGATGATGTTTTACCAGATAAATTAGTAAAACATTTAATTCAACTATCAAATCAATCTGTAACTTGGAATCCTCGTTCTCAAGGACAAAGAAAGGATAAGCAAATAGAATTAGATCCTTTTTGGCCAAGAGAATCTCAAGAGGTTAATAATAATCTTCTTGAGAAAGCATTTAGTCCTTATATAAGTGATTTTCCTTATCTACAAGATCAAGGTACAGATTGGTGTAGTGGGTCTATATATCTTCAAAAAACAGAACCATTAGAAGGTTATCATATTTTCCATTGTGAAAATAGCAATTGGGCATATAGACATCGTGTTCTTGCCTGGATGATATATCTTAATAATGTTGAAGAAGGTGGGGAGACGGAATGGTTGTATCAACAACTTAAAATTAAACCAAAGAAAAATACTGCTGCTATTTGGCCAGGTAGTTTCACTCATTTACATAGAGGTAATCCTCCTATTAGTGGAACCAAGTACGTATTGACTGGATGGTTTACATCTATGAATATGATGAGTAAGTTTACTGTTAAACCAAATGCCGACTAAACTTGAATTATTACATTATCGTTTACAAGCGATATTGCGTGATTATAATATGCCTGATCTTGAATATCTTGGAGAACGTCCAAGTTACAAGACAGGTGAAGATGTACACTGGTATCGTATAGGAAAGGAAGAAGTTCCTATTGATGCGATTACCGAATTTGAAGCAGAAGAGGATGAAAGCGAAAGTGACACCGTTTGAGACTTACCGAACATACCTTTCAATGAAAAGTCATTTCACTAACCCGAAGTATGACTTTGTAAAGTATGGTGGTAAATCTCGTGCAACTATGACTTCCTTTAATAAGAGGAAGGACAAATATTGGTTTGAAAAAACTTCTAGGAAATACTCTGATAAGGAGATAGTCGATTTCCTATTATCAAATTTTATTAATGC